TATTCAGGCTTAGGTAAAGCCCATCGAATGATGCTCCTTGAAGAAGGCATGAAGGCAAGCCCGATTACGATTTCACCGGAAGACTCGCAATTCCTGGATACGCGGCGTTACCAGAAGTCAGAGATAGTGGACATCTTCTTTGGTATGCCTCTTACCGCAATGGGTACGTCCGACAGCACCCCGACCTTCGCCTCAGCCGAACAGTTTTCTATCGGTTTCGTTATCTACGCATTGATGCCGTGGATCGTAAACATCGAGAAAGCCATTTACCGGGATCTGTTAACACCGGCGGACCGGGTAAAATACTACGCCAAATTTAAAGCCGAAGGGCTTCTCCGTGGCTCTTTCAAAGAGCAGATGGAAAGCTTTGCAACGGCGATTGATAAAGAGATATTCAACCCTAATGAAGTTCGTGAAATGCTTGATTACAATGGGTACGGTCCACAAGGTGACGAATACCGGACACGAACAAGCTCTGTTAAAGAAGCGCCAGGGGAAAAGGCCCCGGGAGAGGACAAATGAAATTAGATTATAGAAATCAGAAAAACGCAGAGTTTATTGCTGCCCAGCATAAGAAACCCCTGGACAAGCCTGATTGGTTTAAGGTCGAAAACGTTACCGCAGATACGGCAGAGATATTGGTCTATGACTATATAGGGTGGCCGTATAACGAAGCCAGAGGCTTCGTAGACACACTTGCGGAGATGGCGGAGAAGAAGGTAACTGTTAGGGTTAACTCGCCCGGGGGCGATGTGTTTGACGCCCATGCCATATTTAACGCAATTCAGGCGCACCCAGGTAAAGTCGTAACTCGGATTGAGTCTCTTGCGGCTTCTGCGGCTTCCTATATCGCTGTTGCAGGATATGAGAAACAGGCTTATAAAAACTCCATTATCATGATCCACGAACCCCTATCGGGCATGTGGGGTAACCAGCATGATTTAAGAGCCACAGCCGACATTCTTGAACAGATTAACGTGACTCTTATTGACATGTACGCTGATAATACCAACATCGGCAAAAAAGACTTACGGGACATGCTTGAAGCGGAAACTTGGTTGTCTGCTAAAGAGGCTAAAGAAAAAGGCTTTATTGACACAATAATCGGAGGAGGGAAACCCGTGGAGGCTCATTTCGACATGAGTTTTTATGCTAACTGCCCTGACCAATACAAGCATGTTCAGATTCCTGAAGAACCAAATATACGAGACACAGAGACCCTTCTACGAGATGTAGGCGGGCTTTCTGCAAATCAAGCCAAAGCTATTCTTGCGAGAGGCTGGAAAGCACTTGGTGATAAAGATACGGAAGCGGACCCCGCCTCCGCGACCGAACTGGTAGACTTTATTAACAAAATAACTGAAAAATTTAAACAGGGAAATTGATATGGAAGAAACAAAAAAAGCGATAGCATCTCTTGGTAACACTTACGAAGAGTTCAAGATTGCAAACGACGAAAGGCTCAAGAAACTTGAAGCGAAAGGAACGGTTGACCCGTTATTGACAGAAAAGGTTGAGAAAATCAACGCTGATGTTACCGAGCTTTCCAAGATGAAAGCCGAACTTGACCTCCTTGCCAAAGAAGTTGCTCAGGCAAAGACTCTCCCTGGTGGGGGCGACTCCGAAGTTAACGGTGCTCGGGCCGAACACAAGGACGCTTTTGAAAAGTGGTTTCGTTCCGGTGGTGAAGCTAACCTGGCTAATGTGAAACAGCTTCAGGTAAAGGCCGGACTGTCCACTTTGTCCGATCCCGATGGCGGTTACCTCATCGCCCCTCCTGAGTTCGACAAGGCTATTGACAGGGTAGCAGGTACAATCTCTGTAATGAGAAATCTTGCCACTGTCAGGGCTATCGGCGTTGACACCTATAAGAAGCTCGTAAACATGGGTGGAGCAAGTTCTGGTTGGGTGGCTGAGAGAGAGTCTCGTCCTGAGACAGCAACTCCGACTCTCAGGGAAATTGCCATCAACCAGAAAGAGCTTTACGCCGAGCCTGGTGCCACCAACGTCGCCCTTGACGATGCCTATATGGATCTTGCAAGCTGGCTGGCTGATGAGGTCTCCGTTGAGTTCTCTGAGCAGGAAGGTTCGGCCTTCGTTAACGGCGACGGCGTAGCAAAGCCCCATGGGATCGCCGGGTACACAATGGTTACAAACGCTTCTTACGAGTGGGGTAAAGTTGGTTATGTCCCCGGTGGGAACGCTACGGTACTTAACAGTCCGGACGCTCTTGTTAACCTTCAGCACGCGCTTAAACCGGTTTATCGTAACGGAGCTACTTGGCTCCTTAACGATGCTACCTGTGCAAAGATCCGTACTCTGAAGACTGGTGAGGGTGAGTACCTCTGGCAGCCAGGTCTTGTGGCTAACGCCCCTGACATGCTTTTGGGTAAACCGGTAGCCTACGATGACAACACCGCAGACATTGCCGGAAACGCTTTTCCCGTTTTCTTCGGTAACTTTAAGAGGGCGTATCTCATTCTCGACCGAACGGGCATTCGTATTCTCCGAGATCCCTATACCTCCAAGGGAAATACCCTCTTCTATACAACGAAGAGGGTCGGTGGTGGAATCGTAATGTTCGAGGCAGTTAAAGCCTTGAAGATAGCAACTACCTAAAAAACAAAGCCGGGGTAACTCCCGGCCCAAATAAAAGGAAGGAAAAATGAAAGATTTATACAACAAACTTGGGGTAGTCTCTATCCTTGATCCGATTGCTATTAGTGCAACGGCGACCAAAGAGGACATTGACCTTGCGGGGTTTAACTCAGCCTGTCTTCTTATTAACTGCGGTCTTGATGATGGTACTGGATTGGCCGCCGATCACAAATTCGTGTTTACTCTTCAGCACAGCTATGACGGTGATAATTACGCCAATGTTGAGACGAAGGATGTTCTTGGGGTAGAGGTTACCTCCGGCGTCGTTCTTACCATCGCCGATACCGATTCGGATAACACTCTTTACAAGATCGGTTATGTAGGCGGAAGACGCTACCTCAAACTGGTTTATACAGTCACCGGTACAGTCTCTATGCCCATGTCCATTGAACTTGTAAAAGGTAACCCTGAGTCCTCCCCGGTATAGCATAATCAGGTTTTAAGTAACTACTCGGTCCGGGGCAACCTCGGACCGGGGTAACCACTGATAAAAAAGGAAATTTCAAATGTCATACATTCCAAAAACATATAGGAAAGACGGGGGCGATACCCACGTTATCGCAGATGGGGGTAAACTCCTTATCGAAAGCGGGGGTGTACTTGAGTTCGATGGAACACAGGTTACCTCTACGCAGGTGCAGGAACTTACCGTGAGTGGAGCTATTCTCGACGGCGTTCAGTCGGTCGAGCTTAACAGTACAGCAGCTGAAATTGTCGCAGCCACCCTTGCCGACGCTTCGGCCCATCAGGGTCTGTTCGTTGTCAAGAACACGAGTGCCTCTGGTACGAAAGCTCACACGGTGACCATTACCACAGGCACCTGGGACGGTACGAACAAGGTAATTACTTTGAACGCACCTAAAGAGTGTATTGCTGTATTTTTCGATAGTGCTGGTAACGGGACCCTTCTTGAAAATGTGGGTGAGGTTGCTCTATCTTAACTTAAACGGGGTCGGCTATGAGAAAATATGAAGAAATAGGCTATATGAAGACAGTTCTTGTAACTGGCCCCACAGGTACGTTTTTAAGCCTTGACGATGTTAAAGAACACCTCCGGGTTGACCACGATGCCTCTGATGGGCTTATCCAGTCTCTCATTTATGCGGCTACGGCTCAGGTGGAAAACATAACAAATAGAAAGATGGTCACTCAAACGTGGAAAGCCTACGCCGACGAATGGCCCACGGCTTTCTTCACCTTACCATATGGGAATTTACAAGCTGTTACGTCCGTGTCTTACACACTTGAAGACGGCACTGTCAACACTTTGGACATATCTCGATACATTGTAGACAGTGCCTCCGACCCGGGGAGGCTATTACTGTCCCCTAACCAGGATTGGCCCACCGATACGCTGTATCCCTCTAACCCTATTGAAATTGAGTTTACTTGTGGCTACGGGTCGCACACGATACAGAATATCGAAGCGGTGTCTAATACCTCACCGATTGTGATAACTATTGAAGACCATGGGCATTCGACGGCTGACAGAGTTATCGTATCGGGTGTTACGGGCAACACTAATGCTAACGGCCCTTGGAAGATTACTAAGATATCAGATGATACTTTTAGTCTCAACGCTTCAACGGGAAACGCTGAATATGTTTCCGGGGGAACCGTGGTAAAGATAGACGTACCCGAGCCGATCATGATTGCGTCCATGGTACTGATTGGGGATATGTATGCCCATAGGGAGAGCCGTGTCATCGGTCCCAATTTCAAATACACCGAAGTCCCAGGGTATATTACTTCAATGATTCAGTCGTATCGACTGTTTAATCGAGGATAAAAATGCAACGGATAGGGAAGCTCGATCAGCCGATAACGATACAAGAACTCACGATCACCTCAGACGGGATGGGTGCGGATGTAGAGGCTTATACGACTTTGGCGAACTCACCAAAATGGGCTGAGTATATACCGGTTAGGGGCATCGAGAGGACAATGTACGGGGATAAAGTTGAGTCACGGATAGAGTTTCGACTTCGTATGAGGCGAGATCCCCGAGTAACTTCTACCTGTCGAGTCTTACATAAAACTAAAATCTACCGGATTGTCGGTAACCCAGAAGACTATCAACGGGAGGACGACATGGTCCTCCGGTGTCAAGAGGTTGTTTAATCCGTTTTGATCAGAGAAAACCCGAGGAAGGTACGTGTATGTCCGAGACGCCGATACTCGAAAAGCTGAGTAAGTTAGAAAACCGGTACACTAAGACTGAGAGTAAACTGGATAAGATAGAAAACCAGTACGCTAAGACTGAGAGTAAACTGGATAAGATAGATTCGACTATCTCCGTTATTGCTGTTCAAACAGAAAGGTTAGACGCGATGTCGGTTCAAGTGCAGGTCCTCTGGAATAAATACGACGATGCGTTCAAGCCTGACGGTGT